CCAATATGCCTTTTGCTTCTTGTTATATTGAAGCTGGCACAGGCAATGAATTATCTATGTCAGGATTCAAAGAGTTTCCTTTTGTAGTACCTCGTTACTTAAAAGCATCTCACGAAATTTATGGAAGATCTCCAGCGATGACTGCTTTACCTGATGTGAAGATGTTAAATGAAATGTCTAAGACAACCATTAAAGCAGCTCAAAAACAAGTTGATCCACCACTCCTAGTTCCTGATGATGGATTTATTTTACCTGTACGAACTGTTCCTGGTGGACTGAACTTTTATAGATCTGGAACAAGAGATAGAATTGAACCACTTAACATTGGTGCAAACAATCCATTAGGATTAAACATGGAAGAGCAAAGAAGAAACTCTATTCGTAATGCGTTCTATGTAAACCAACTGATGATGCAACAAGGTCCTCAAATGACAGCAACAGAGGTCATCCAAAGGAACGAAGAGAAAATGAGATTACTAGGTCCTGTGCTTGGTAGACTACAATCGGAATTGTTAAAACCTCTGATTGATAGAGTGTTTGCGATTATGATTAGAAAAAATATATTCTTACCTGCACCAGAATTTTTAGCAGGAAAAGATATTGAGATTGAATATGTATCACCACTTGCCAAAGCTCAAAAATCTTCAGAGCTACAATCTATTATGCGTGGTATAGAAATTATGGGATCACTTGCGAATGTTGCTCCTGTATTTGATTATATTAATTTTGATAAACTAGTGAAACATTTATTAGATATTGTAGGTGTGCCACAAAAAGTTTTAAAACCACAAGCACAAGTAAATTCTGAAAGACAACAGAAACAACAACAACAAGAACAAGCTATGCAAATGCAACAGATGCAACAAATAGCACAAGCAGGAGGACAAGTAGCACCATTGGCAAAAGCATTGCCAGAGGAAGCAAAACAATTAGTATCAGGGGAATAATACATGGATCACTTAAAACAATTAAAGATTAGCTATAAAAATATTTTTGAATCAGATGATGGAAAGTTAGTCATGTCTGATTTAGAGAAACGATGTCATTATCATGCTACCACCAATGTAAAAGGAGATAGCCATGAAAGTGCATATATGGAAGGACAACGCAGCGTTCTTCTATTTATTAAACAAATGCTGCTAAAGGAAAACACTAATGTCAAACGAACAGATAACGGAGAATAATTCTTCGCCTGTAGAACAAGAGACAACACAACCAACTACAACTTCTACAGAAACAACAGCACCTAAAGAAGATACATTAATATCTTCTACAACGAATACAACAGCTCAAACTTCTAAATCTTGGAAAGAAATTATTAGTGAAGAGTACAGAAAGAATCCTAACATAGAAAAGTTTACAGAGATTGATGCGTTAGCGAAAAGTTACATTAATGCTGTATCTATGATTGGTTCAGATAAAATTCCTGTACCTACGAATAATTCTACGGAAGAACAATGGAATGAAATTTATACTAAGTTAGGTAGACCAGAATCTCCTGATAAATATAAATTAGAAATCAAATCAGATGCTGTTCCTATAGAAGAATCTGCAGTTAAATCTTTTGCAGAAAATGCACACAAGCTAGGTTTAAATAATAAACAAGCTCAAGGCATTTTAGAATTTTATAAAAATAATATGGAACAGTCTGCACAGCAAATGCAAATCAATATGGAAACAGCACAAGCCGATGCAGAAGCTCAACTACGAAAAGAGTGGGGTAGATCGTTTGATGAGAATATTAAAAAGGCAGGTGCTTTAGCAAAAGCAAATATGAATCCTGCTATTTTAGATATGCAAATGAAAGATGGTACTCGTTTAGGAGATCATCCAGAAGTCATTAAAGGATTTGCTAGTATTGCTAATCTAATCTCTGAGGATAAATTTATTGGTACAGACCAAGAAAATATGACTCAAGCTAGAGATTTGGATGCTGAAATAAGATCTATTGTAAACGATAGAAGTGGTCCTTATTGGAATAGAAACCATCCAGACCATGAAAGAACAGTTCAGCAAGTATTAACTTTAAGAACAATGATGAATGGATAATAAGCAATTACGATTAGAAATTATTAGAATGATATTGGAAACAGGTTCAGAAATACATAAATCTAACCCCTTGCCAATCGCTGATAATTATTATAATTGGATTTCTAAGGAGAGTGAAAACTCTCCTAAGAAACGCAAGACAATCTCTAAACCAGACCTTGCTGACAAGAAGGAATAGACTCTGGTCTAACAGACCTTAAATGCAAGAGATGCCTGCTTTGCGGAGAACCTCTCTGTTTTATTTTTATTAATGACCATGTGGGTTGTTAATATTTAACTTTAACAAATGGAGAGACAAATATGTCTAATCAAATAACTACAGCATTTGTAGAACAGTATAGTTCTAACATACAAATGTTGTCACAACAAAAGGGTTCTTTATTGAGAGATAAAGTACGCCTTGAAACTGTTGTAGGGAAAAATGCTTTCTTTGACCAAGTAGGAAGCGTTACTGCAACGGTAAGAACAAGCAGACATTCAGACACTCCTCAGGTAGATACACCTCACTCAAGAAGAAGAGTATCTCTTGTGGATTATGAATTTGCTGACTTGATTGATGATCTGGATAAAGTAAAAATGTTGGCTGATCCAACTTCTTCTTATGCAATGGCTGCTGCTTTTGCTATGGGAAGAGCTATGGATGATGCTGTCATTTCAGCTGCAACTGGTACTGCGTTTACTGGTGTTGCTGGTGGTACTTCTACTGCTTTACCTGCAGGTCAAATTATAACTGAAGCTGGTACAGGAAGATTAACAATCGCTAAACTAAGACAAGCAAAAGAAATCTTAGACTTAGCTGATGTTGATCCTTCACTACCTAGATACATCGTAGTTGGTCCTAAACAAATCACAGATTTATTAGGAACTACTGAAGTTACTTCTAGCGACTTTAATACTGTCAAAGCTCTTGCTTCTGGCGATGTTAATTCGTTCTTAGGATTTAACTTTGTTGTGTCTAACAGATTATCTGTTGCTTCTTCTATCAGAGACTGTATTGCTTTCGTAAATGATGGCATTGCATTAGCTGTTGGAAAAGATGTAACTGCTAGAATAGATGAGAGAGCTGACAAAGGTTATGCTACTCAAGTTTATTACTCTGCTGCATTTGGTGCAACCCGAATGGAAGAAGAGAAAGTAGTTAAAATTCAAGCATATGAAGGGTAATAGGAGGTAAATTATGGCTAGTGTAAAAGGAACTAACTTTACTAACATTACTGCTACTCCAATCGTTAAGATTGATAGCGGAGAATGGACTGGTAAATTGAGAGTACAATACGACAGTTATGAGGCATCTTCTTTAGCTTCTGGCTCAGACATTTCTGTTGCTAGATTACCAAAAGGTGCAAAAGTGTGGGATGTAATCGTACACTTTGACGCTTTAGGTGGATCTTCAACGATTGCTGTTGGTGACAGTGGTGATGCAGATAGATATATTACTGCAACATCTACTGCTTCTGCAGGTCAAATGTCTATGTCTCAAGAAGGAGCTATAGCTGGTTTTGGCTATGAGCAAACTGCTGAGACAGATGTGCTTTTAACAACTGGTGGTGCAAGCATCACTGGTACAATTAAATCTGCTGTTATTTATTCAGTAGAGTAATTGTTATTAAGATGGTGGGGAGCAATCCCCACTATCTTTTTTTTTAAAAAAAGTATAAAGGAATAATATGGCATCAGTAGTAGATATTTGTAATGGATCATTAAATCAATTAGGTGCATCCACCATCATTTCATTGACGGAAGATTCTAAAAATGCAAGACTATGTAATGCACGATACACACAAGTACGAGATAGCTTATTCAGATCTCACCCTTGGAATTGTTTACAAAAACGAATACAGCTCGCATCTGATACAGCTACTCCAGCTTGGGGATTCAGTTACCAATTTACCTTACCTGCAGATTGTTTACGAGTTCTCAGAATAGAAGATTACGATTCAGATTATAAAATTGAAGGAAGAAAGATTGTGTCTAATGTACCTACGATGAAGATCTTATACATTGCACGAATTGAAGATCCTAATGAGTACGATGAAATTTTAAGAGAAACATTATCAGCAGCACTAGGTGCAGACATTGCTTATGCAATTACTTCTTCTAATCCTGTTGCACAAAATATGTATAATCTTTTTCAAGAGAAATTAAGAGAAGCAAGATTCGTAGATGCTACGGAAGGACAAAACACCATCCAAGATAATGGCATGACGGATGTCATAGACGCAGGTTCTTGGACTAACGCAAGGTTTTAAATATGGCACGAGTTGCGGTGCAATTAACGAACTTCACAGGTGGAGAGTTATCGCCACGACTAGATGGTCGTAATGATCTAACCAAATATTCTTCTGGTTGTAAGACCTTAGAGAACATGA